TGCCGCAGTTTTTGCAGGAGTACCAAGAGTGCCGTTAGAGACACCGTTTACTGTGCTACCAGTGGTCGATGCAGTAGGATCAGCATTTTTACCAATGTCAGCTTGTGTCAAAGTACCAGCTGCTTGGATTGAGAATAACTGATTTGGATCATCTAATACATCAGCAGTAATAACACCAGAAGTGATGTTTACTGAACCGGGATAGTAGTTTGACCATGTAGGCTTACCCGAAGTTGGATCAACGTAGTTACAACCGTTGAATACACCAGTTGGTGCGGCATGTGTGGATGCATCATATTTAATGACGTAACCATCATATACAACAACCAAGTCACCTTGGAAGATTGCGCCAGATTGGTTGTCGCCAATTAGATAGCCATACTGCTTCTGAGCACCAGTAGCAGAAAGGTTACCCATTGGGCGCAAACCAAAAGGCTTATTTACGTTTGCCATTTGTAGCTCCTAAAAAGATAAATACCGAATTAACGGTTTCCAAAAGTAGTGCGAGAATTCCTTTCGGGATTCTGTATTCGCATTGTCGAATGCGCGTTTTCACGCATCAGTTCGTTGTCTACCGATTTAATCTGATCCTGTGCCTTCCGTCCATAATGCTCGTTACGTTCTGCAACTGTTTCTTCAGGAATTCGAGCAAGCAATAAACCGCCTACAGAAATCACGCCAGCATGTTTACCATCTTCAATGGTAGGCATGGTGTCACGATATTCTTCTGATAGTTCTTCATTGCGAACGAGTTCATAACCTTCGCGAAGACGACCATAGACGTGTTGCTTGTCATCAAATCCGTTGATTTCAGCGCGAATCCAACGGTGCTTGTAACCGGGAGGGGCAGGTGGCGCATCCAAACGTGAAGGAGGAGCCCAAGGTTTGCGACGTGCTTCCTTCTCACGTGTAGTGCGAGGAGCGCGGTCGATAGTAAGTTTCTGGTCAGCCATGATTTAATCCTTCACATATTTGGCATATTCCTCAAGAGGAACGCCGAGTTTTTTTGCGATAGCAACTTGACTTGGTGATAATCTCACCGTCCGACGTGCACTGTTATTTATCCCAGAACTACGGGTAGCAGGGGCAACGGATGGCACGGTATTCCGTTGTCTGTTAGTTTGAACAGAAGGTTGAAGTTTCTGTGGAAACTCCGAACGTAACCTGTTATCTAATTCAGTATAGTACTCGTCTGTATCTGCGTCAATTCCTTCTTCTTCAGTCAAAGACTGATGAATTCCCCACGCAGCATACGTCAGTACACGATCTTTGCCAAACCACTCATTCCTAGCAGCCCACTCTTCCGCTTTTTGGCTAGGCGGTGCAGCCTGTGGGGCTTGCCTAGGTTGCTGTTGTGGCTGTTGGTATTGTTGCTGCTGTGGCTGTTGCTGCTGTTCTTGCTGATACTGCTGTTGAGCCATCCACTCAGAAATACGTCGTTGCTCATAAGACAAGTCCGACAGTTTTTCCTGTGCTTCTGTCTCAGTATCGATATCCCCTTCTTCCCGTGCTCTTTTGATGATGGCACGAAGGGTAGCCTGCTGAGTATCCATCCTAGTCTTAGTCTCTGACAGTCTACTGTTATCTGTCTGAACTAACCTAGTTTGAAGATCAGTAGCCTGAGCCTGAATCCCTCTAGCGTATTCCAAAGCTGCCTGCTCACGGCGTTCTGCTTCCCGCATCTTTGCAGTGAGCTTAGAGATACGTTTTTGGACAGCATCACTAACATTGTCAAGCTCTGCTTTATGGGAGGTTTCTTGTTCTGGTTCTTCTACAGAAGAAGGTTGTCGCTCTGTTTCGACAACAGAACCTTGGTTTTCTTCTTCCTCTTCCACTACGGATACCGAAGTCTCTACTTCGCCATCCCCTAAATTAAATTCCAACTGTGAATCAGGTACTGAATTAGCCATAACTTACCTCACATATGCAGAATGTCTTCTGGGTTGTTTATATTGGCTAAAATTTCGTCATCGTTAAGAATACGAATTTCGCCGCCATCCAAGCCTATACGCGCACCCGCGTAACGACCAAAAATTACCCAATCGCCTTTTTTACACCATGCGCCATTAGGAAATTTAACCTCATCACGATACGCCAAGCCACCTACCGCTAATACATAGCCACAAACAGTGGTCAATTGCTGGCGCTCACGTGTCTGATCCGCCAAAACAATACCACCTTTAGATTTTTCTGCACCACGATAAGGGAGGACAACAATCCGCCAACCTGTAGGCTGTGGAATACGATCAACAACAGACTCGTCAATGTTTTCTACGACAAGACTACCGTCATGGGTATAGGCATCATCTAAGGTAGGACCTGTTTCTTCCTTTTCCTTCGCCCACTTCTCTTCTAATGCATTTGCTGTCATAAGGGTCCTTTAATCTATGGAGGTATTTTTAAGAAGAAGAGCAATCTTCTCTTCAATAAACTTGTACCCCTCTAGACGACCCTGTAGGAACTTATATTGTTCCATGTCACGAACACCACCGCCCAAGATGATGTCCTCCGTTTGCCTTTTAAGCGAACGAAGTTCGTGTAACACTTTTTCTGTGAACTCAAGCATGGAATTACTCCAAGAACGCAGATAGTACAGGCCCTATCCGAAGGCTACATGCATATTATGCATGTTTATTTGTACAAAGACACTAAAATTATGTAATTTTTACTTTTTTAAATGCATCTTTCCTGTAAACAAAGGTAGGACGTGGTTCCCCAATTGTTTCACGTGGAACAACTTTTGGCCTAGGTGGTAACTTTCTTGAAAGTTTTACCAAATTTGGTTTTCTATTAGACATTACCACCCCCTTTAACTAAAGTTACAGCGTTTCTTTCCTTGGCAGTCTGCGCAGCTTGTTGCAAACGTGCCTGATCTACCATCATATCGTTGTTTTCCTTTTGCTGATCAAGGGTCATACGCGCCTGATCCATAGCAATCTTGGCCTGATCCCGCTGTGCTGATTGCGCAAGCTCTTGTTTCTTCAATTCTATCAATGGATCAGTAGGTGGTTCGTTAGCACCGGACAGCTGATCTTGCAAAGCTTTCGCTTCTTTGTAGAATTCTGCGCACTTCAAAGCTATCATCGCCTCACGTTGCAAGGCTGACACTAACTTATCAGGATCCATGCCATATTCCCTAAACAACTGAGCTTCTACAAACTCTTCCGCCTTGGTTTTGACGTGCTCTAACAGGTGTTTTTGCAGATTTGTCACAACATTTGGCATTGCAGCCACCGCAGGAGATAGCCCAAACAGCAAATGCGACAAAATATGCGCATCGTGCTGCTGACCAGCAAATACCTTCAATGGAGAACCATCCAATGCTTGCGAGTTCTCACTCATTGGATCTTTTGGCTTGTCAATTTGTTGACTATTTAGCAATCCATCGATATCCCTTACCCCAATTGCTTCATACATGCGGCGATACGCCTCGTACATGTTGTGCATTTGTGGAGCGCTTTGCGCTAACTGCAACTGCGTCTGTGCCATGGTAATGCGCTGGGCTACAGAGAAGATATTAGGGTCAGATACAGGCAGAATATCAATGCGATCATCAAAATCAGAACGCTTGATCTTGCGGCTCTCGCCCGGCACATCATACGGGTACTCATCTGGCAGATACTCAGCAAAGCCTTTTGCCAATAATTGGAATTCCAACTTCTGGCTGTAGTGCAAGCGCTTATGCACCGCCGACATTACCATCGAACCCTTTTCCAGCAACGCAATCGTTGTACCTACCGCTGCATTCTGGTTACTGTCACCAACCTGCAGGTCAGTAATAGACGCAATACGACGGCCTGCGTCCACACAGAAGCCCAACAGCGCAAATAACGTCTGGCTAGGCTCCTTATACGGCAATGGGAGCATAGACGAGGTCAATTCCATACCGCCTGCGTCCATATCACGCCATTCACCCGGCTGGATAGCCACATCATCGTTCTCAATACGCGCTCCTTTAGCCTTAAAGCCAGCAGGAAGGTTAGAGAACGTACCTGCATCAATCAATTGACGCAGCGACGATGTAGCCGACTTAGTCAGACCGCCCATCAGATGCAAAAAGCCCAAACCATACGAACCCGGGCCTTGGACTAGCAAATAATGGATGAAATACTCTTTACGGATCTTCTTATCGTCTTTTTCGTTCCAATTCCTACGAACGCCAACCACCTGACCCGATACTTCATCCACAGTTATGACATACGGCAGCTTTATGCCTGTTGGCTCATCGTCTTCATCTAAATCTTCAAACCCAGTTAGATCATAATCAACGTGGAACTCCAGCAACGACATTTCTTCTTCTTCGCCGCTTGAAGTCACACCAGTAATCTTGTCTGTTGCTTCTTGTATTTTTGTTTCCTCTTGATCAACCTGCGCTTCGGCTAAATCAAGGTATTGCCCCGACACTACCGCCTTGCGGTAAGCATTCGTAGACATAGGAATACGGTGCGTGATCCGCTCACAACGGCTCATGACGCTCGAGCCGTGATATGGGATGTACAAGTTATCCGGTAATACCAGAGGACTGACCATACGGCCTAGACTTGGGTCGTTGTAGACCTTCTTAAAGGCTGATCCGCCGTAGCCAACGTAGTACAGCATCTGATCAAAGTCAGGAGTGTACTCAGGCATATCGGTAGTGATCTCATAGTTCATGAAATCCTTGACGCGGACCGCTTGCATAACCTTTTCACGAGTCTCTTTGCCCAGCACTTGTGTACGTACAGGGCCGTCTGAAGGCATCAATTCTTTTAACGCCTGTGCTTGGAACTGCACTACTGACTCTTGCAGCATTGGGTGAAATACGCCGGATGAACCCTTGAATGGCTTAGTGCGCTCCTCCATGGTCAGGCCAAGAAGCTCCATACCATCGCTGTACATCTTTTCCCACTGCTCACGCGAGGACTTATCTGCTTCAAACAGCATCATCAAATCATCAGATATCTGAGTGAGCACGTCTTCAGGAAGTATCTCTGCTAAGTTGGCATCATAGCCAAGTTCTTTGTCATCTTTATCGCCAATATCGACAGTAACGCCACCTTCCTCGTCGAGTTCAATCTCAACGTCAGGCATGTCCTCTAGCGCGGACACTTCAATATCAATGTTGCCTGTTGGCAGACTCTCGTTACGATCTATCGGCATTTTATTTCCTTAAATATACTTTGCATAATCTAGATTGTTCTTATCCACTGCACCGCCTTTATTGAACCTGATGCCTTCTTTTAAAACTCTAGCTGCGGTGTCTTTGCTCCATACAAGGCCCTCATGCATGTACGCATTACCCAAATCATCATACATTTCTATGGGTCTTATTTCAAAGCCCTTGCCAAGATCTTTTACTACTTGCTTTAAGTTTGGACCTAATTTTTCATAAAGCTGTGCTTGTTCCGATTCTTTTCCGGGGAAAGTAATTGCGTTAACCCCGCGCTGCATTGCTGCACCTATGGAGTTTTTAATCATAAGTTGTTGTAAAACTTGCGGAGATTTTTCCATCCCAGCAAACGCCTCATCCCTGTTGTAATTACCTATACCTGCCCGTGCCTTTAATTTAGAACTTCTATCCGTCAGTTTTATGTAATCAATAAGCTGTGTTTTAAGATCAGGGTATCTACCTAATATTTCTTTGTAAGCTTCCGATTTTTCTGCAGGACGAGGATAATGTTTAGAACTTATTGTTTTAAGTTTATCCACGGCTTCTTTCTGGAATGGACCAGAATGTTCTATCTGAAATGCTTTTTTATCTAAATTTACTACTTCCGCAAGATCTTTTTCTTTGCTTCCAGCTTTTGATCCTTTTTTAACAATATCGTCAAACAAATCAGACTGAAGTTCTATGATATGCATAACTTTTGTGTTGCCCATTCCGGGAATAGCTGCTTCCTTATCCACAAATCGGCTAAAAGCTACAGGATTTTCTTTTACTGTAATCGAGGCGTGTTGACCTTCATAAATTCTTTTCTTTTGTAATTCGTTACCTAGTTTAACGTATTCATCTTTAGCTGTTCTTGAAACAACCTTATCTATAACAGGTTTAAACTGCTGGTCTAGCAAAGAAATTTCAACATTTATTTTTCCAATAATATCGGATTTTCTTATATCTTTTCCTGAATCAATCGTTCGTTTTAATTGACTTACAATAGGTTGTAATGATTTAAATTGAGGATCGGAAGATAAAGCTGTTAATTCTTTTAATCCTATTTTAGCTAATTCCATATCCCTTTCTGGAATTAATTCCCCAAGATATGTATTAGGATATTGTTTTTTTAGTTTTGCAGTTACTTCTGGTATTTTTGAATGTAAATCAGGGTACAAAATAGCCCTACCAACATCTAATAATGTTTCTTTTGCAGCGGTTACTTTTTTAAGTTCTGGACTATTCTCTACAAGCTTAAAAGAATTTAGTAATTCTTTGTAATCAGAAGAAAGTCCATTTTCCTTTAAATACGTAGTTATTTGCCCTATTTGCGGAGGATCAAACCTTCCATTCCCAAAGTTATTTAAACTGTTTAGTGTCAGCATTGCGTCATCAGCAGCTTTTCTAGTCGCATCTGCTACAGGAAGAGTTAGGTTAATAATGCCTACATCTTTTTTGTAAACATTATCTACATCGTTGTATGTAACACCCGGCTTTGGTTCAATTATGGAAGTACGAAAATTATCCACTGGGTATTTGCTTTTTACCCTAGCAAGAAGATCGGCAGGTTGAAGTTTGCTTGCTGCAGGTAAATCAGCTAACGCTTCTTCTACTCTAGCAATTTCATAGTCTCTGAATTTTCCTTTTAGCTGCCCAATAAGCTGTTCCTTTGTTACCGGATTTTTTTGGTTAGCAAGGAACTCATCTACTCTTCCAACAAACAATTGATCTGCGGATCTAGCTGCTGGGGTAACAGCTTGGACAACTGGAGAAGAAACTCTAGCTCCATCAAGATGATCATTTAATCGTTGCATATCCCTTAGTGTGTCTTCCGCAGCTCGCGATTGAACTGTAGTGCTGTTGCCAAACAGTGCGCGTGACAATTGATCTGTAGTCGGGCCTGTAGGAGCAGCCTTTTTAAATGAGTTCATCATTGTTTGCGCTGTGTTTTTAACAAATGATGGACTAACGAAGGGTATAAACTCACCTACGTTTGTAAATCCTTCGTCCTCTTTAGTAGGCTGCGTAATACGTTGCGGAAACATAGCACGTAGTTGTTTGGAACTTGGCAAACTGCGCAAACCACGTATATCAAACTCTTGACCAATATCTCCTGCTGCTCCAAGGGTCGCGGAAGCAGAACCACGCATTAACGACTCCGAGTTAGCGTTAGTTTCCTTACCAATCTTATTGAACATATCAAACGCTTCGCGTGGACTAAAGTTTTTAAAATCTTCATAGTTAGTCAGCGCTGCACGTGTGTCAGGGGTAATGCCACCTGTGTCTGCTATTTCGCCATAGATAGGGGAACCACCTGCACGTTTACGCGGAGCAGGAACAGATAAGTCCACCTGACGACCTGTGCCCGGAGGTAGTTTACGCCCTGCGTAAATGCGCAATTTATCCATTAGACTAGCTTGTTCATCGCCAATGTAATCGCCAATAAAATTGCTGTCTGAACTAATACCGCCTCTTATTGGTTTTGGATTGAAGTCATACTGATCTAGTATTTTGTAACTGCCTGTTTTTGGATCGTATTCATAATTAAACTGACCCAAAGATTTGGATATAGACACGTAAGGATCAAGACGGCCCGAGGTCAACGGATACGATTTAACTGGACGATTGCCCATCAAATCCTTGTAATCGTTGTATGTTATCGATCCTTTTTTACCACCTTTGCGAATAACCAAATCCGCTAACGCATCCATCTCTTCCTGATTAAAATAATCTTTTGTTACAGGAGCACGGTTTTCTTTTATCCCAAAAGTATCTAAATACAACCTGTGTGCAGCAGACATTTTGGTTTCATCTACGGGGAATAAACTCGCCGCTTTGGTTCCTACATTGACTACAAAATCAGATACGTTTGCGCCCATTCGATCCCCAAAGCTAGGCGTAATTTCATAGCCATCTGGGGTTGTAATAGGTTGATTTGCACGATCAGCTACCCCGCCTTCAGAAAACCTACTAGCGTAGTTTAAACCAACATTATCCTTGCCTATGTTAAGACCTATGCCGCTGTTACCATCCATCCTGCTCAAGTTCACTGACTTCTGGGCAGGGGAGTAACCTATCTGATAATTAGTATCGCCATTTGCAATATTTGCATAAATATTAGCAACACCTTCTTTGTTTAAATTTACTCCAGCTTTTTTAGCTAGTTCCAAATTCAATAGAAACTGCTGTGCAAACTTTGGCGGCAGGGACTGCATGTATGTGCCAATTAATCGCGCATCCAACCCTTCTGCTGCCTGTCCACCAACCATTCCCTGCAATACATCCTTATTGCCAGATACGGATGAGTTTAGATAATCTTGCATATCCTTACTAGCGGAATCACCTAGCTCCGGCAACACTTCTCCGCCGTTAGCAAATATTGCAGGCATGGACAGATTATATTTTGAAGGATCTTGCATTACGTCGTACGTCAACTGCAATCGTTTCTGGTGCGCTTTGGCCTGATCCACCATGGCCTGCACACTTTCCTGCGACCTAGAAGGCGCAGCTGGGCCACTACCCGGATCACCACCGGGCCTACTAGGCGCAGCCATTGTCCTGTTATCACCCGTGCGGATGTAGAACGTATTGGGCTCTTCAGCGCCATATATACTAAACGACTTGTTTAATTCGGAAGGATTAAATGTTTGGTACTTATCGCGGTTGGTAAACAAAAACTTAGCCGCACTGGTTCCCGGCGTATACAACTGATTTGTTATCTTCTGTCTTCCTTTTTTAGTCGTAAACGTCTCTAACGTATACGGCATAAAAATATCATTGTTACGAACAAACGATTCGTTGTATTGATTTATTTGATCGTTGTATTGATTCAACCTGTCGTTATATTGATTTAAGCGGTCGTTATATTCATTTGCAGATTTGTTATAGGCATCCCATTCCGACTGTGCCGACGATAATTGATTCTTCACGTCCGAAGAAATCATCGCAGATGGCTTATACGGTATGCCGCCAAACGCCATCTTCTGAACGCCTACGTTACCCTCCGTTGGCATATTGCTTTTAAACTCATCCAACATCTTACGACTAGGAGAATAATTTAATTCATCCGCACTATTAGGGCCGCGACGTTTCCAATACGCACGAGAATCCATCTCCTCAACTTGTCTGAGGAACTCCGCTTCCTGTTCCGGAGTAGGATTAGGAGGCATCTCCGGAATATCATCAAACGACATATCCGTTGGGAATGGAATAGAAGGATCCCCGCCCTTAGACATCTGGACAGGGGCGGGTTCCTCAAACGGTGATGCATAGGAAAGATTTACATTTGCCAAAGCATTGGGAACAGGTAAATCCATTGTCTGATCCCCGAACCGCTCTGCATACTTCTCTACCAACAACTCGTCTTCTTCTTCATCCTCTGCCGAATCCGCCAGCGATATCGCACCCAATGCAGCCTGATAGTTTGCACCAAGTTCTGCCAACATAGTTCTATCCATAGGCGCAGACGTAACTTCTTTTGGAAGGTCCGCGATCCGCGGTGAGGTAACCTTTGTTGGTGACTGCTGCATCGTCTCTTTAGGAGTTTGCGGCATGGGCACAGGAGCGCTGTTGTCTGCAACTGTTGTAGGCTTAGGCGCTCCAGCAAGGGGCTTTGCCATTTTAGTCTGAAGAAAGTTCATCACCTCAGCTTGCTTCATCTTCTTCAAAAAAGGATTAGCTTCTAACACGTCGTTAGGGACTATGTCCTTTACTGGCTTATCTTTGTCTGAGTTAAATATCTTAAAAGCCAATGGGCCAAAAAAGTGCAAGCCATACACTTCTTTTTTATTAGGCTCTACGCCATATTTTTTAAGATAGGAATCACGGTTAGCTGCGATTATCTTAATGCCAACACGGATGTTTTCATCAATGTCGTTACGTAACTTAGAATCTCCACCAAAACGATCCCACGTGTCATCTACTATTTGAAATAGACCACGGGCCGACGAACGAGTATTCTTAGCCGCATTGCTAAACACACTTTCCGCATTAGCAATACTTAGCGCTATGTCAGG